CGCGCTTGTAGCTTTCGCCACCATTCAGCGGAACAACTTTTACGCGGTCAACAAGCGAAGAAACTTCGTTGAAGCCGGGGTTTACATCTGTCGCGCTATGCTGCGGCTGTACGGTAGAAGAAGAAGCAAGGGCGCTTTTTGCTCCAAATGCGCGCGAAACTTTACCGCCCGCCATAAGTGTTTTTCCACGCTTTGCGGTGCTGTTTTCGGGGTCTGTTCCGCTTTCGCCGCCGCTACCTTCGCCGCCCGCGGGGTTGCCTTCGGGTTCTTCGCCCGCGCCTTCCGCAAGGTGCTGTAATCTTGCGCGGTTGGCCGCTTCTTCGATTTTTGTGTTTAAGTCCTCCGCTTCCTGCAAAAGCTTGTTGAGGACTTCTGTGTCTGTGGTTTTTGCCGCTTCTGCGTTAATCGCACGCAAGCGGGCTTTCATTTCCTTTACTGTCATAGTTTTTTAAACTCCTTTCGATATACCTTTTGTTACAAGGCCTAAAATTTTATTTGCCGTTGCTTTTGCTTCGGCTGTATTATCGGCCGCTTGCGCGGACTTGATAATCTGTTCGGGGATATTTCGGTACGCCGCTTTTACGTCGTCGGTAATTTGTGCCGCGTATTCTTTCGCGTCGGCGACGGTAATTTTGAAATATTTTGAAGCTTCTTCGCCGTTTAACCACGTTTCAGCATTTACAAGCTGCTGTACGTCGTCAAGGCTTACGCCTTCGGCAAGGTGTGCTTTGTAAGCGTTCATTATTCCCGTTTCGATTGTGTCGAGGTCGTCGGCCATTTTGCGGAAGTCGTCGGCATTGCCGCAACAAGCGTTCCACGGCTTATGAACCATTAAGAACGCGTTTGAAGGTACGATAATTTCATCGCCCGCAAGCGCAATTACGGAAGCAATCGAAGCCGCCATACCGTCAACGTGTACCGTCTTTTTGCCTTTATGCCTTAAAAGCATATTGTAAATAGCAAGGCCCGCAAAAACTGAACCGCCGCCGCTGTTTATGTAAATATTAAGGTCTTTTCCTTCCTGCTCTTTCAAAAAGTCGCGTATCGCTTCGGGGTATTGGTCGGTATCGTCCCACGCGCCCCACCAAGAAGAAACAATATCACCATAAAAATATAAATCAGCCGTTGCAAGCGTCGAATTTTTCACGGTTAAAAACTGTTTTAAATTGTCTTTTGGCTGCTGCCCGGTGTTCAATCCTTTAATCATTCGTTTCACCTTCTTTCAATTTGCATTTTATATACTTAACTACTGCCGCACCGTCGGCGGGCGGGTTGCCTTCCGCTCCGTCTTTTTTGCCGATTTGGTATTCCGATTGTTCATCGGCTTTTACATAGTTAAGCGATACCATACGAACGTCGCCGCCGTCTATCTGCGGCAAATACATAAAGTCGCGATATTCGTTAATTGTGATAATACCGCGGTCAAAAAGATTTCCCGCAATGGTATTTCGCGTTTGCAAGGTTGCGTATTGAAGGCGGTTTGTCGTAAAAATGACTTTATTTCCGTAGCTGCGTTCGCCTTCCGTAAATAGCTTGAAAGTAAATTCAAGCGAAAGTTGTATTGCGATAGGCTCAATAACGCCTTCGTAAAACGAATTCCATTCCGCTTCGGTGTAAGTTGAATTTAATATTTTTTCATTTACTCCGTAATAACGGTATATGTTTTCGCGGAAGAAGCTTACTTGCGTTATAGGAATAGCCGGGGGCTTCTGCGTGATTTCGTGGAATTCCATTGTATTATCAAGGCCCGCAATGCCGCCTTCGTTATCAGCCGACATATAGGCCGATTGAAATTCGCCGACTTTTTTTCGCAATTCTTCTTCATCGGCGAAGTTGTTATATTTTAAATATCCGCGAAGGGAAGCGGAATTTTTAATAACGTTTTTAATTCCGTTGTAGGTAACGCCCAAAAGTTCGGTTGAATTTTGCAATTCTGCGTCCGGGGGCGTTCCTAAAAATCTTTTTCGGTTGTATCTGCCTTTTATGTGAATAACAAATTGATAAGGGACGGTATAACTTTTTTTGTCATATTCCCATACGAATTTGAAATATAAAACGCCGTCAACTTCGAAAATTCTGTGGCTTGTTGCCGTTATCGGCTGTATTGACGTGATTTCGGAAAAATCATCGTTAAAGAATACAACCGCGAAGGCGTTTGAAGTGTAAACCAAATCCGAAGCCATTTTGTATAAAAAATCATACGTTGAGTTTTCGGCGTTCGGTCGAATTTCAAGCAGCCGCGAAAGTTTATCATTTTTGATTGTTACCCCTGCGGCCGTCTTTCGTATTACCTGCGGCGTAAGCTTCGCAACGTTGGAAGCAACAGCGTTCGCAATCGCTCCGACAATTTCGTTTTCCCGAAGGCTGCCGAAATAAACGCTTTCGCTTCGCCCGGAAAGGAAAATGCGCCTTTTTAGCCCGGTGAAAAATGCCGCCATATTTGAAAGCAATTTCATAATTTCTTTTCACCCCCTTTTACGCTGCGTTATTTTCAAGCTGTTTTCCGATTTCGGAAAAATACTTGCTTCGTACCGTCATAGCGTCTATAACAGAAACAAAACCGTCTATACGCATACGCGGTTCAATTTTAACGGGCTTCATTCTGCCGTCGCTGCTGTTGATTTGAACAGCAACATTCAGCAAATGCGACTTTAACAAATTATTTTCGCCGATATTGATTTTTCGGTCTTTGATAATTCCTTCAAATTCCTTCAAAAGCGGCGAAAGGTTTGTACCTTGAAAAACGTCGTCCATATGGAAGCCCGATTGCGCCATTTCTTGTATTAAGTATTGCGCCGAATATCTGTCATAACCAACCTTCAAAGGCCGTATTTTGTAGTGTTTTATAAGCGTAACGAACCAATTAAACACGTCTTTGTAATCAACGTAATGTTCGCCCGATAAAGTCAACAAGCCTTGCTTTTGGTAAATGCTGTAAGGTACGTTGTCTTCTTCGCAAGCTTTGTCGAACCGCTCCTGCGGCATAAAGAATTGTGTAAATACATATAGTTTTTTTGATTTTTCAATAACGATTGAAGCAGCCGTAAGGTCGGTTGTTTGTGAAAGGTCGATACCTCCGACGCAATAACAGCCCTTAAAATCGTCAAGGGTGTATTTTTCGCCCGAAACGTCGTCCACGTCTTGAAAATCAAGCCACGCAACCGAAGAATTTTGCTTGATGTTACAATATTTCGTCATAAATTCCGCTTTTTTAGAAAGGGAATTGCGGGCCACTTTTATTTCCTCAATGTAAAAATCTTCGGAAACAGAAACGCCCATATTCGGATTTGATTTTTTTAATTCTTCGATGTCGTCCCATTTCTGCACATCGTCAATGATATACAAGAAGGGAAGTAAGCGCATTTCGTCGCCGCCTTTTAGAAAAGCGGTCGAACGTTTCATAAGTTCGTCATAAATTCCGTCGTTGACGTAACCCGCCGTTGCTATTGATAATATAAGCGGCTGTTTTCTTGCGCCAAGCGCGGATTTCATAACTTCGTATTGCTTCAAGCCTTGTTCACCCGGCCAAGCTTCCATTTCGTCGCATACTGTCAAATGCGGGTTGAAGCCGTCCGACTTTTTGGAATTGAAGGCAAGGCGTTTTATTGATGTATTAAGTTGCTGTATGTAGATGTCGGAACGACGCTTCTTTGTGAAGTCGGGGTCGCCGAGTTCTTCATCAGCTTGCACAATTTGGTAAAATGCGTCATATACAAGGTCGGCTTGTTCAAGCTTCGGCGCAAGGCAATATATTTTCGCGCCGTATTCGCCGTCAAGATATGCCATATATGCAATAATTGCAGCTGCAAAAAGGGTTTTTCCGTTCTTACGGGCGACAATTATAAACACTTCGCGGAATTGTCGGAAGCCGTCGCAATCTACTATTCCGAATATTGCCGAAACAATGGCTTTTTGCCATAATTCAAGCTTTAATAAATCGTTGCGGCCTTCGCTGTGGTGGCAAAAGTTTTCGATGAATTTTATTGCTTTTTTTGCCTTTTTATCGTCGTAAAACCAAGTCTTATTTTCAATTCCGCGTATTAAAATATCAAAAATAAGCTTTATCCACACGCCGACGGTAACGCGCCCCGTTTCGATTGCGTCGCGGTATTCGTAAATATAATTTTTAGTCGTCAATCAGCAGCGCCGCAAGCCTTGCTTGCTTCTTTTCTTTCTTTTCGGGGATATGTTCAAGAAGTGAATTTACAAGCGGCGTATAAGTTCGCAAATATTCCGCATAAATCTTTGTTGCGGGTGTTGCGTTCTTGTATTTTTGGCTGCCGTTTATGGTGGTTGTTTCTATTCCGTCGGTCTTTATAAGGCGTTTTGCTTCAAGCAGAACGGAACGGACGAAAGCCGCTTCGTCGATAAGCCCTTCAAGCATAATTCCTTTGTCGGTAAAGCGCTTTTTGCCGTCGTCGCCGACCTCTTTTACAGCCTTTTCAAAAATCTTCATAAGTTTGCGTTTTTCTTTCTTAATCACGCTATCATTTACCAAAATTTCGGTATTCTTTGAAGTTGCCAAATAAATTCACCGCCTTTCGTTGACCCCCCCCTCACGCGTGCGCGCCCGCGGAGTTTTTTTTAACTCCCCTTCATCGGTTCCCGTGGCCGTTTATTTTTTTCGCACCCCGGGGGGAGTATGTTTCCGTTTTCGTCAAACACATAACGCGAATTCTGCTTCTTCATATGCTCTTTGTTGTGGCAATCTTGACAAAGCAATTCAAGGTTCGACCAATCAAGAGTAATAAGCGGGTCGCTTATGTTCTTTGGCGTTATGTATTGTTTATGATGTACTATGTCGCCCGCTTGCTTGCAGCGTTCGCATAAACCGTTTTGACTTGTAGCGTATGCGTCGCGCGTCTTGCGCCAAGCTTTCGACAAGTAAAAACTTTTTGCATATTCTTTCATAGCACTAACCCTTTGTTATTCGTTGCCGCTCCCGCCCCTTGCAATATGCAACGTGTTACCCCACAAAATACAAAAGCCCTGCACCCGAAGGCGCAAGGCTTATATACTTTCATCGTGTTTATTATAACACATTACAATACGCTACTACTGCAAACTTTATATTTATTTGCGTCGGCTTCCGCTATGCGTAGGCCACGGACGGCCGCGAATAATAAGCGGGCTTCTTTAAGCCATAAATAAACATTGCGTTCGCTTGCAAAAGCTGTAAGGGAATGACGACGCACGCGCGCCGTAATATCACCGCGACGCAACGGCTGTTCGGGCTGCACAAAATAAACGTCGTATATAGCGCGGGCAATATGTGTTTTGTTGCCCCGCTCCAAAATGTCGATAGTCTTTTCAACTGCGAGAATGTCAAGCAAAAGCGGCGTTGCATTGCTTACCGCTGCTTCGGCTGATAAGTTGGCGATTTCGGGGTCTTTGAATTCGCAATCATTCAAGGCCGCTTCGTATATCTGCTTTGTGGCTTCTTCATACGACGGCTTACCCATAGCAGCATAAAGCCGGAAAGCTTCTGTTGCATAATCTCTTGTAAAATCTTTCTTCACTTCCTGCCGCCGCCTTTCTTGATATATTTTTTATATTCACGATGTAGGCGCGCAAGGTTCTTTTTGCGCGTTCTGTATCGCTTCGCGTTATATGCTCTATGCAGCAAGCGCGTGTCTGCGTTGTCGTATTGCCATTTTAAGAATTCATAATCGCCGTTGCAATAAGTTTTTGCAAACTTGAAAAATACGTCGGTAAGCGCTTCGAACGTCGGACGTACCGCATCTATAAGCGCCGTTGATAAGTCGGCCAATGCTTTTGACATTCTTGTATATGGGTCTTCGATTTCCTCCGAAGGTTTTTCGGCTTCTTTTGGTTCGTCTATTATTGCAATGTCAGCGCGTAAGCCGTCGTCTGTATGTGGTTTTATTTCGTGTGCTTTTAAATGGCAATTTTGGCATAATAAAACTTCTTCGCCGTCTGCGTTATGATGTTTTATAATAGCATCTATACGCATAGAAGCGTGGCCGAAGACTTCACCGTAATATACGCCCGTTTTTCCGCAATGCGCACATCGGCGCAAAGGTGGCAAAACTAATTCTTTTGTATTGTCGCCGTAAAACGTGGGCTTGCTGTTTTTTGTATCGGTTGCCGCTCCGTCGTCATATTTGCACGACAAAACATCTATGCCGTTTTTTGTTTTTCGATATTCCACAATACAGCCTTTATCGTGTCCGTTTGAAAGGCCAGCCGATATTTGGACGGGTCTTCGCCATTTATAAAGGCCTATAATACACGTTGCCAAATTAAAGACATAAAGCAAAGCTTGCGCATACTGCGCGTTAATGGTGTTGTATATACACCAAAAAGAATTAGTGCAAAGCCATATATAAAAGCACCACTTTTTTTGAAAGCTGTTTGCAAGCGTTCCCGCGATTGAAGCGGCCGTAAATAAAAACGCAATATAATTCATTCGTCAATCCTCCCTTCAAGGTATTGTATTAAGACTTCCGAAGCCTTTTCCCAACCATAGCAGACAACAGCAAGGAAGCCTTGTTCGTTAAGTGCCTTCAACCAATCTTTTTGAAGGTCGGAAGGCGTGTTTTTTCCTGCTTTCATTTCGATATATAAGCCGTGGTATTTTCCACGCGCGACGGGCAAACATAAATCGGGTACGCCCGCTTTTACGCCCTGCCGCTTCAAGTTGGCCGCTTCGTATTTGTTGCGGCTGCCGCCGTTCGGGATATGATAAAGCAAATTCAATTCGGGGTATTTGCCTTGTTCATAGGCCGCCCACCTAAAAAGGCAAGTTTGTTCGACGTTTTCGTGAACGTATGGTTTATAACTCATATTTGCAACAACTCCTTCGCGTTAATGTCAAAATATTTTTCGGCCATGGCCGGGAATTCCTTTTCTGCTGCTTCCATAGCGCGCCACGTCGAACCCTTTGTCGTATATTCGCTTAAATAGCCTTCAATATTGCGCTTGTGTTTTTTATACCCGGTTTTATTCATACCGCGGCATTGACAAAATAGGCGAAAAGAAAAGGTATTGAATATTGCGGGCTGATTGCACCAAGCGGCGACGGCTGTGTAAAACTCTTTATATTCCGAAGTGTACGTTTTTTCATAACGCATTATATAAGGCTTTGCGCCATATTTGCATAAAATATAAATTCTTTCGAACACTCCTTCAATATCCCGCCGCCAAAACTCTTTATCGTATTTGCCGCTTTTATCGAAGCCGCAAAATACATAAAACTTCGGGCCGCGTTTGAAGTCGGGGCAAGTTTCGTAAATCATTTTCAATTTACTTTCGATGATTTCTTTATCGTTCACATCATCAAAAGCAAATATAAATTCGCGCTTATATTTCCAAGTGTGCATTTCTTTTACAATGTCGGGCGTTAATAAGCGTTCGTCAAGTCCTTGCTTAAATTGAAAACGCTTCCCGGTGCTTTTAATTTCTTCGATGATTTCCCGCCATTCGGCGCACGCGAAGAAGTTATCGTCAAGCAAGCAAATATAAGGGCGGCTATTGTCTAAAAATTCGGATATGTAACCATTTCGGAAGGCGTGATTGTATTTCTTATTTACGCAAAATACGCATTTTCGAAAACAACCG